CTCGAACTCCGCTAACTCTTCGTCGGAGCGGACTATCCGGCGAGCTGCTGATTGCTCGGCTTGGACTCGTGATCTCTCTCGGGGGATTTCCTCTTGGGGTCTTAGCCATTGCGAATTTTCCGGTGGAACGACGACAACACGACCGAAGTCCGAGGTGGAGCGGAGCACGAGGTCGCCCTTATCTCTATCATAGTCCACCAAGAGAAGTCTACCCCGCTCGTAGGAATCGTAAGCGGCTGCTGGAATACGGATCTCTCCGCCGCGATGGATCACCAAACAGGTTAGAAGGCGTGCGATGGTCTTGGGATCGTTCAGGTCGATAGTGTGTGCGGGCATTAGACTTCCTCCATTTCCAATTCCCTGTCGCTGCGGTAACTCTTGATCGTGCGGGCGATCTTATCGTGATGGCGTTGCAAAGCCAATTTGTGATCGTCTTCCACTACGTGGCCGTCGTCCCTCATTTTCTGTAGAGCGGCGCGTTCCTCGTCGGCTTCCTTGCTGCGGGAGGGGTTGGGATTGCGAGGGGGAGCCCAGTGGCGAAGAGCTATGTTGGCCAGCATAGCGCCGAAGAGAATGTCGTCGTGACCCTTCTCCACGTCCACACGAGTGTCCTTCCGGGTGCTCAGGTCGATCTGGCTGGCCAGTTGTTCGTCGTAGATGGTGATGCCGAAGTCACCATCGGTGGCCGCTGCTTCACGCAATCCAACACGCAGCATCTCGAATAGAATGGTGCGAGTGTGGCCGGTAGTCTCGAAACCGAAAGTACGGCGCACGGTAGAACCAGCGGTCTTGTCGTCTTTGCCCTTCCAATAGTAGAGGTTCGGGTATCGGTAAGCGTCGCGCAGAGCGGAGAGGACTGCGTAACCGTAACCCCCGGTCAGCTCGGGATTGAGCATGGCCTTGTTGTAACGACGACCGGCAGAGTTCATGTAAGCGGCAAAGTGTTCGGGAACGGAATGGGCTGCGTAGGTGAAGACTTGATGACCAGTGGTTCCATCGAAGCAGACCGCTGCGGAGAAATCGCGCCCCTCTTCACCGCGAGCGGCGTCCAAGCCAACGTAATAATAATGTCCAGGTTTTGGGTCTTCCCAGATACGGAGGTCGCCGTTGTGATGGGAACGGAAGTCCCATGTACCGTTTGTGCGACGTTCCAGAAAACCTTGATGTTTGGGAGGCCGGACGTTCTTGCGGACCCAGCGCTTTTCGTCGGGAGTGAAGGCGGGCATACCGGAGGTGATGAAAGACTCTTCCCAAGTGACCGGGAACTCTTGGTGGAAGTTGTCCACGAAGCCGCCGCACTCGGGAGAGTTGATCTTCATGCGACGCCAAGCCAGTTGAGCGCGAGAGAGACCGCGCTTCAGAAGGTCTTTCTCTTCTTCATCAATGGGAGCGTCCTTAGCCATCTCTTCAGGAGCAACGCAAGCAGGATCATCGGTCCAGGAGAGGAAGACCGCGATGTAGTCATTCTTTCCCGCTATTGCGTCAAGCCACATAAGATAGAACGGTTCCCCTTCCCCTTCCATGCCGTTTGGTGTGGTCTCGATGATGATGATGGTGTTTCTGTGATTGCTAACAGCAGGGAGCATGGAGATGTAAGGTTCCGGGGATTCGTAGTGAGCGCCTTCGGACATGTGCAGAGCGGAGAGAGTGAAACCGCGACCGGAGGTTTTCTTTCCGGCAGTAATGATCTGAAGAAGAGATTCAGAAGAAGGATGAGGGAAACGCATTTCCCGCTCGACGGCGTCTATGTTTAGGAAGGGGACCGAGTCTGCGAAGCCCATTGGTATGGAGAACAGAGCCTTGGACGACTTGAATTCGTGAGCGGCAATCATGGCGTGGGAACCGGGGAGAGAGAGACAGTGGCAGAAGAGGAGACCTTCGGACCAGGAAGAGACGCCGACGCGACGAGCCTTGTCCACGAGAATGCGAACGGGTTGGCCGGATTCGTACTGCTCCTTGGCTTTCTGGTGGATTAGCTTTTGATTGTAATTGAGAACGAAGGGGATGCGGACATGGCTATCGCGATCTCGAATCGAGCACCTAGAAAGAAACCGTTCCACTGCATCGAAATCTATTGGGTGCCTCCCATGGCTCCGTTGTGAGCGCGAGCAAATTTCGAGTCGCACAGCTCTGAGCAGAAGAAGAGGTTGCGACCGATACCTGGATTAGCAGGATCTTTGATGTACTTGACCGAAACGTAACCAGGATGTTTTTGCCCCCTGCCATCAACCCGATCAGCACAGCTCTTCTTGCAGCCGGGACCGGAGCACATCTTGGGATTCTTCTCGTCGTTGATCCGGTCGTTCATTATGCGAGCACCTTCCTCGCAGACCTTGCGAAGCTCTTCCAGATACCGCATGGCGTCCTCTATCGACTCATCGTGGAAGGGAGCCATGTAGGAAGCGTGCGCGGAACGGACGGCGTCCCAGCGAGCACGGACGACGCGGCGCATGTGGGAAGATTCGGATTCCTGTTGAGGCTCACTAACAACGGGCTTTGTTTTGGGCATCTATCGGCTCCTTATAGCACCACCGCCTGTTTGGAATCCGCCGCCCAGCATGGCCATGGCCAGATCCACTAGTTCCTGCTGGACGCGGGTGTCCAGGACAACACCGTATGTCTTTAGTCTCACTGCTAAGTCGTCCATCTCTTCCTTGAGGATAGAGAGGATTTTCTCTTCCAAGTTGATGGAGACACGGGTATCGGCAGGGCCGCGAGACTCTACGGAAGGAGGAGTGGGAATGGAATCAACGCGAATGAGTTCGCGTGGACGTTCGATCTCGCCGGTGACAGGATCGAAGTTCTGCTGATCCTGACGGGGGGAGAGGGCTGGGCGACCGCGACGGGACTGTTCGACCGGACTCATACGAATATCTTCTTTCTACTATCGTGTTGGCGACGAGATTCAATGCGGCGGCGCAACTTCTCCTGTTGAACACGGAGAGAGGAAGCAGCTATGGCATCGGTCTTGGAACAGACAAATTCCAACTGACAGGTCTCACAACGAAACGTAAAATGATCGTCACCCTCACCCAACATAACCACTTGGGAACGGGCACACCCTCGCTTCTCACGGAAGTTCCTACAGATCGGAAATTCGGCCATCAACAGTTACTCCACTGTTCCGCCATTGCGTCCGCTATTCCCGGAAGCATCCGACTTCTATTCTTCCAACGGTCTGGAGAAGGTGGTTCTCTCCACACACGACCGCGACGGCCTCTGACAATTTTTGTAGGCTTTAGTGGAGGTAATCCCAGCAACCACAGGCACGTCGCCTTGGTTTCTCCATGTCCGAACCACCATGGATGAATGATCTGGGATGGCTTGCGGAAACGAGTGCTAAGGACACCAACAGGATTCTCTCCCGCTATTGCGGGAATACGGACGTTCATCAGACCTGCAAAGGCGGCAATATCCCGTTCCTGCTCGACACGCTTCTGGCAAAACCAACGTGCTCCGCTCACGGCCATATTGGTGCAGGGCCAGAAGAATATCATCATGTCCCAGTAACTTTCAGTGTCAGCGAGAAGTTCAAACACGTCCATCTGGATGTGATAGTCACTGGGAATCTCGGTCGGCAACAGATCGCAACTGAATGCATTGTGACCGCGTTTACGGAATGCTTCCCGCACGATACCGGAGAACTCACAGGCGACCAAGACGTTCATCGGTCCAGATTAATCTCCGTCTTCACAGCTTCCGTCACACCGCGAGAATATACCAGACGCAGGTTGCAGTACCAGACTTTCCTAGCCCAGCAGTACTTGGTCATTGCCTTCCTGTTTGCAAACCGCTGGCGAGTCAGGTACTCCGAATATAGCTTGTCCCGGTGAGCACTGACCAGGGACCGTTCGCGGGGAGGGAGCTTACTCATGCGGCCCTGTCCTATGTGGAACAGGATGTAAGCGATCTTATGCATCTCCTCTTTGTGCCGTAGCTTCCGCTGGATCATGCTGTTGGGATTGATGTCGCGTCGGCGGTCGTGCTTGACTCGTTTGAAGGCGGGCTTGCGGTGCTTACCCTTGTGTGCGGCTCGCCAGAAGTGGGGACAAGGGTTAGTGGGGTGCTTCTTCTTCCACTCTTTGATGTTGTATTTGGGACCCTGGATGCAGAACCGGCACCAGGGATTCCAGTGACGGCGGGACTTCAAGTGACCGCAAGGCAAGCGGTTAGGATCGGAGAGAGGAGAGTTGCGCTTGCCGGGACGGATCATAGACAAAAGGGAATGTAAAAC